CCCCCGCCATAGCGGCGGGGGAATCTTTTACTTCTCGACCTCCGGCAATCCGGCGATGGACGTAAGCATCGACAGGATTCCGGCGAGCAAAGATGCGCTCGCCACCATGGGCCAATTTACCTCGCTCATCACGGCGGCGGTTGCGATGGTGGCGGCGGCCGTCTGGGCTACCGTTTTAATGGCGCGGATGCCGGCGGCGGCGCACCACTTTTTCCAGTATTCGCTCATATCATCCATTCCTTTCTAAATCTTCTATGCGATGATTCGCAACCTTGATTTGTTCCTCCAGCACGGGCACGCGCCGCGCGAAATCGTTATGTGTGCGCACCTCCCGCGTCAACTCTTCCAGTTTTGTTTCGGTTACGGCTTGATGCTTGTCAAGCTGGGCGTAAATATCTTTGCTAGATTGCCGGGATATGATAAGCTGCGCCACGATGGCGCACGCGCCCGTAATGAGCGCCACAATCACCGCGTCGCTCATTCTACAAGCCTCCCATATTTCCCCGAAATCCAGCCGTTTCTGCCGTTGTGCTGCACCAGATACCAACCATTTTCGGAGATTTCGCCGTCGAAGTGCAGCAGCATCCCGGAATACACCACGCCGATAACGCCCGCATTGGTAGTGGGCGCCTCGCGGACGTTGACTTGCCCGCCGGTCACGCGCACGCGCAGCGGCTCGCCGTCGCCGCTTTCGCGCTGATCCTCCATCATGGCCGCGTGCGATTCCGGGCCGTAGATGCCATCAATCTCCAGCCCGTGCGCCTCTTGCCATCGCGCGAGGGCTGCTTCCGTTGCATCGCCGAAATCACCATCCGGCCCCCACGGGCCGCACGAAAATCCAGCCTCAATCAGCAGCTTTTGGAGTTCTTTTACGTCCTCACCATTGAGTCCGTTTTTTAGCACTCGATCACCCAAATTATAATCGGGTTCCGGCTCCGGCCCCACCTCACACAGCGGGCCATCGTTGAGCACTATGACGGTATGGCCTTTCGTGCGCGTGACAAGCACGTCGCCCCGGCGCAGGTAGTCGCTTGATTTGGTGTATTTCGCGCCGGTCATTTCGACAAAGGCCCCGGAGCGCAAAAGCACATTCGCCTCGATGCTGGTGTTGAAATTCGGCAGCATTATGCCCGCATAGGCACAACACACGCGCACCAGCGCGCTGCAATCCGTTTCGCACGGAATCTTGACTTCCGCGCAATCGAATTTGTGCGGCTGCGCGGCCTTGTACAGCGTATCCCGCTGCGCTTGATCGTAGCCAATATATTTATTCCCACATGCCCAGCGCATATCATCGGAGATCATATCCCCCGCCCGCGCGCTTTTGGGTCGAAACACGCGCCAGCCCTTCTTGTGCGCGTACCAGTCTTGCACCCGCACCTCGCGCCCGGTTTGGTCGCCTGCCTTGCCGCCGGACGCCTTTCCGCGCTCATCAATGGACGCGCCGCCAATCTTTACAGCCATCGAAAATCACCTCAAGTCTTAGTATAGTACACGATCACAACGAATGTTGGCGTGCCGGAGCCGGTGAATATCACGTTCACCGCACCCGCCGTGGACACACGCGCGGAAGCGTAGGTGTTCCCGGCGCTGTACCAGATCGGAAGCCAGTTTGCGTTTGTTTTGACGTGCCCGTCCATGCGGATTAATTTGTCGAAATCCGAGATGGTGCCGATTGAGCCGAACGACGTATGCGCGCCGGTGCTCACGAATATTTGCTTGTAAATCGGCTTCGTGCCGTCGCCGTCCGTCCACGTCGCGCCGGTATCCACCTCGCCGGAGGTAGTATCGTAGGATTCGCCGCCGGATCCGCCGCCCATCTCGACCGCCCAATCGGGATTGACTTGGAATTTAGGATTGCCCTCCGTCGCCGTTGAGAACATACCCAGCGCCACGCCGCCGGTGCTCACACCGGAAAGATGGAGCACCGCGAACGCGATACCGATAGAAGTCAACGCCGTTGCGGTCTCGTATGCATCGCCATAGGTCAGACGGAAATACCAGTCGTGATTCCCCGAAAACGTCGCCGTCACCAGCGTTTTGTCTTTTGTCACGCCGGAGAGCAAATCAGGAATCGATGCCGTCAGATCAACGGTGGTGCTGGTTGCGTCTGGTTCGGCATCTTGCGCGTAAGCGATTGATGCGCTAAAAGTCCCGCTCGGCGGGGCGCTGGCATCGTTGATTGTGGCCGTCACCCACACATATTCGCCGCCGTCGTCGTCCTGCCCGCCCGCATCATAGCGGCCCACGTCGAAAACTGGAATTGATGGCGCATAATGCTTATCGAATACAGCATAGGTCAGAGCGAGCGGGTAATACTCCTCCACGGGCGCAAGACCGAACTGTTGTGTGATGACATTAAGCGTCAAGCCGTTGTTTGCGCGGACGCCGTCGCTCACCATTTGTGCGCACAAAGTCTGGAGGCGCACATGATCGGCAATCGTTGTATTGCTCGTATCGATTTGGATTGAAAAGTCCATCGATTCGCCAGCGGCGACGGATGTACCAGCGGCGTTGAACGCAAGGCCATAGAAAGTGCCGTTTTCGAAATATCCGATTGCACTCGGATAAATCACGTGCGGAGCGCTTGACGTATTTGTGATGGTCGCTGTAAATTGGATAATGTCGCCGGCCGTGAATGCGTGCGGCGACATGCTGAAAGCATCCAGCGTCGCCGTGATATTAGTTGCTGGCTCTTGCGGATAGGTCATGCGCTCACCCCCGGAACGATCCTAAATGCGATGCCTCCGTCTGCCGTGCGGCGCATCTGGTAGTTGCCAAATTGCACATAGTTTGCCGCGAACTGCGCGAACGCCTCGCCATTGATCTTGATTTTTACGCCGGTGTTCGAGATTACGACTTCGCCATTGCTTTGCGCAAGCCCGATGTGCAATCCCTCGGAATCTACCCACATAAGCGTCGAAAGGAACATGTCAGCGCCATCGGTGTTCGTGATGGCTATCTTAAGTTCGCCAGTTTCCATGTTCCAGTAGGATAGCCCATTCGCGCCGGTGAGGATGCCCGCTTTAATCAGGTTCGCGTTGATCGTGCCGGACGTGATGAAATCAGCCACAAAAGATCCGTCAATCGTCCACGCCGTCGTAAACGGGCCGTTGTAGCCCGTAGTTGAAAAGCCGATGCCGGCCGCGTTGATGCGGATCACGTTTACCGCCGTCGAAGTGTCGGCCGTATCCATGATAAGGATTTCGTTGGGCTCGCCGTTCGCGTTTCTTCCAATCACCACATGGCCGCCTGTGCCGCCAGCGATAAGGTCGAGTGCACTTTGGATCGCGTCGGCCATCATATCGCGGCTAGGGTACTGCCCCATGATTGATTCCACTTGAGCCATGATTGTATCCGCGAACGACGTGCGCGCCGTGCCAAGCTCCATTTCATCATACGTATCCGTAAGCGTGTTGTACACCACGCGAATTACCTGCATCGAGACGGCGGCCACATTCAGCGCGGAATCGTACACCGTGACGCGGTCGCACAGTTGCACGCGCTGGAGGACGGCGAAATCCTTATAATCTTCCGTCTGTGCCAGGTTGACGAACGAAACCTTGATATTTTCGTCCGGTTCCCACGCATTCGAGCCGTCAACCACGCTCTGCGCTTTTGCGCGCAGTTCGGATTCCGTCGGCGCGCTTTCGAATTCGCTTGACAGGTCGAGCGGAACTGGCACCGTGACGGATTGCCCGGTCGCCGTGACGATGCCCTCGGGGAGCGTGACCACTACGCCGGATTCGTCGTTTTTCCAGTACGGCGCGACGGCCGTATACATCCCGGAAATATCTTTTTCCTGCTCGATGCTGGTAAGATTTACGCCGTAGCGAATAGTTACCCCATGATCCGCGCCACGGTGGAGATGGAGTTTCACCGTCCATTTGTCCCACTCATATTCACCCGTTCCGAATACTGACAATATCGAGTTTGTCTCGCCGCCCAGCATGGCCTTGCACGCGGCGGGCGTTGTGAGCGTATACGTCTTGTTCACGGCTTTGTCCGTCCAGAAGGTGAACGGGTTCGAATTATAGCATTCAGTTGCCATCAAGGCGAGGGCTTGCGCGCAGCTTGTCGCCGTGTACGGCCTCAAGATCACGTTGCCCAGCCGATATGAAATGTGGTGCGCGTTGAACGTGACTAGGCCGTCAATCGGAGCGGAACGGCGGTAGATGTCGAACGGCTGGATGTCGTGCGCGTCATCGTGCGTTACGGCGATGACTCGCCCCTCTATGATTTGATCGTACATTCGCCCCGTTACGGGATACTGGAATTCGCATTCGAATATGCCGTTGCGCTCTTCCGTGACTTTGCAGCTCACACATTCCACCAGCCGCCCAAGTCCGTTTGAGGTGAACGCCGTTTCGCCGGAATCGTACAGAATCGGGATCATACTATCCACCACCTCGGCGTTATATCGATTTGCGTCACGCCGTCAAGCGTGATTCCGTTTTCGCCCGGCTGTAATGTCGGGAAATCAATTCCGGATACGGTGATATTTGCATCGCACGCAACCGCGCCTTTGTACGCGCGCATCATGGCGCAATCTATATCCGTGTATCCGTCTGCGCTGGAAATCGTGATGGTGTCGGAGCCAATGCCCACGGTGCCGGTGCCGTACACGCGCAAAAGCGGCTGCGCGGGGAACGACGTCGGATTCGT